AGGATTAATGTATGCCAACATATGTGGCTGGTTTGCAATAATTGTGCGTCGGGGTAATGCTCCGTACTTATCGTTGCCTTTGTAATTCATGGGTACACATTCGCATATGGATATTGACTTGAATCGGGATCATTTGCATAAATTGGTGTTCTACCATCCATCTGATAACCAACGATTGGGTTATTAGAATACATAGCATTGCCGTATGGGTCGTTGTAGATAAAATTCTCAAAGTTGCTTTCAGTCTCTAAGTTATCTAGATTTGTTGTTGTGATTGGAAATTCTGGTTTTGGTTGGTTTAGAAAATTTTGTCTTTCAATAGGAGTCATGTTGTTAAAACTAGTAACTGGTTCTTTAATTTCAAATTCACCATAGGGTGCTATCTGGCTTTTTGCCTTTTCAACAAGTTCATCAATAGAAAGATTACTTAAACTAGAATTATCAGTCTTTGCTTCTTGTGCCTGTTGCTTTGGTGAGAGTTTGTCTTTTAGGTAATTCACACCTTTAACAATAAAACTTCCAGGCATTGCCACTTCCATTGCTTCATTGAATAACATTCGATCTTGGGATGTCTGTTGGCCTCCATAAACATTGCCTAATGCACCTGTTGTTGGGTTTATTGTTGGTGAACCTTTTGCATAACTGCTGGGAATACCTCTGTAAGCTGAACTTTGTATGGAAGGGTCGTATATTGCAGCATTGCTCATGCCGAAAACAACACCATCTTTATTTGTTGAAGTGAATGGGTTGCCGTCACCGTCTAAATCAAAGCCAAAAAAGCTAGATTTTTTGTTTTTCTCACGTTGCTCTGGTGTTAATAAACCCCCTAAAGCCGCATCACTTTGCGCTTTGTACTTATTCGTCCTAGCTATGTTTTGCTTTGCACGTGAAGGTGTAATCATTGTGTTAGTTAATTGATCTAATGCGCCACCGCTAGTTCCACCACTCCAAACCGTTCCTGTGTCGGGATTAATACCAGCAACTGCACCGCGAAACGCCACTTCAGGATCAATGCCAGTAAATTCATTTTCAGCTTTTTCTCTAGCGGAAACTAAATTTTCATTGTAAGGGCTGTAAAGGGTGTTGCCTGATTTACTTACTGTGTAACCTTTATCTAGCAGAGCTTGTATGCCTGTATTTTTTTGCAAAAAGTTTTGAGATGTTGGAACTCCAGTGCCTTTAATACTATATTGTTGTTTTGCCTTTTGCCCAGCAGTGCTAAATAAGCCGCTGACAAAACTAACAGCTTTCTCAACTATGTTCTTATTTTTTGCTGGCTCTTGCTCTGGTCCTTCTCCTGGACTGAAACCAACTGATGGATCTGGATCTACATCTCCAGCTACAGCACCCTGACCATATGCGGCTGCTTTACCGGGGGACATTCCTAATGCCATATTACGCTCCTTGTGCCTGTGGATTAGGCATTGCTGCGGTTACGCTGCTCAACGCACCCATGTCGCCCTGACCCATTCTCTTCTTAATATCTTCGACTTTCTGCGCTAAATACGCATTCATGTCCAACCCACCTGGCTGATTACCACCTTGTGGCGGTGGTGTTCCCTGTGGTGGTGTTCCACCTTGACCTGGGGGACCACCTTGTTGCATCATCATTGCTTGTTCTCGTGTCATGCCGAATGCAGATGGATTAATTGGCCTGATGGATTCTAAAATATCATTCGGTGACATTCTTAACAGCCTCCATCTGGATCTCTGCTTGGATCTTCTCACGTTCTAATTGTATCTTAGAGGCATTTTTCTCACGTTCAAGTTGTAAATCAGCCTCCAGCTTCTGTATTTTAGCCTGTAAGTCTTGCTGTGCCTTCATTTGCTCGATTTGCATATCTTGTTGGGCTTCAGCTTGTTTAATTTGAATTGAGGACTGTGCTTTGGCTTGATCTGATTCAATTTGAGATTGCGTACGAGCTTTAAGTGCTTCAGTTTCAAGCTGGGCAAGTTGTTGTGCATATTGTAATGGGTTTCCTTGCTGACTCTGCTGCATTGCTTGCTGCATTGCAGGAATAGGTTTCATTTGCGGTGCTTCTTGAACAACTTGCGCTGCCCTTTGGCTTATTAGCCTGTCAAGTTCTGGGTTAACATCTTCGAATTTAAAGTCTGGGTCTCTAAAGTTCGGCAAAGCAGGCAATGGAACACCAACACTTTGCTCCATTCTCACCCGGTAAAGTAAGGCTATGTGTTCAGCAATATGAGCAATTAATATTGGCTGCATTTGTTGAGCACCGGGATTTCCACCCAGAGATGGGTCTTGCATGAATTGCATGTGAACCGCGATATGCGAGTCGTGGTCTTGCTCAACAAAAGCTCGAATTGGTTTGCCGTACATAACTGACATATTCTCATCAATCGGATCCATTTGGACAGCTTCTTCAGGTTTCTTTAATATCTCATCAATATTAGGTATGCGAATCGCTTCGTACATTCTTTTAAACGCTTCGTACATATCATGGAGTTGGGGAGCTGCCTTCGCCATTTCTAAAATAGCTTGTGCCTGTGCTATTCTCTGGGCAGTGCTGAATATGTTAGGGTCACTTACAGGAATAACATCGATGCGTTCATTAAAGTCCGCTGCAAAGACTTCCTCGCTGCTTCCCGATAGCGCAAATGTAAATGATTCAGGCAAGTTCTCAGCATTTAGATCAGCGAGCAACTTAAACTCCTGTCCTTGCGCGTAATGCAACCTTTTATGGATAGCGGAGAATGATTTAGAACCTTGCTCAATTAGAGCAACTGTCGTACCCACTGGTGAATTAGGGTTGACATCACCAACATTTAAGTCTGCTGTACTGGCAAACCTCTGACCAGACTGAACTATGAATCCTAATAAATTAAACAGTGACTGGCTAGGCTCTTTAAATGGCAGTGGCATAATTGCCTTGTTTACATCGTCAACTGTTGCATCTAAATCAACAAATTCACCGGGATTAACCTGAACTTCACCTCCACTAACACGACCTCTAAGCTTAAAACCACCTTGCATATTAGCAAATGCTGCTGAGTCTAGCAAAGCTCTAAGTGAGCCAGTAGCAGCTTTGCCCAGTCCACCAATTAGATGGTACAAACCGAAACCATAAAAACCAAGGCCGGGTAAGAACTTGTAAGAAACAAACCAATCACGTCTAAGTTTACGCTCATCTTGCTCCCGCCAGTTGCGTCTTATGCTTACGATAGATTGATTGTCATAATCTATAGTTACAACATAAGGTACTGCGACTGCGGTATCGCTTTCTTCAACATCATCAATGTCATCGAATATTTCATAAACGTGCATCTCTAAAAGAGTCATCACCTCGTCTTCAGCTGAGTCTCCATACTGATCTACACCTTCAATCTCACCAACAACATCCCCGGAAGGGTCTATGTTTTCGCCATCAAATTCAGTTGGTAAGTAAAATCCCGATTGAACGTATCTGTTATAATCGTTTTTCGGCATGCGAATGACATGCGTATAGCGAGGGGAAGTTTGCAAGTCTTTGCTTTCAGGAGCAACAACAAAATCTTCTGCTCTAACAAACTGAGAACATTGTCTGTCCATATTGCTGTCCCACCAAACCTTTTTAAATGTCTGGCCAACTAACGGGAGGTGAAATAACATTTGGTCAAGATCAGGAAAGTATTCTGGCATTTCCTGTGTGATTTGGTAATTCATAAAATCACGAACTCTGCGAGCTTGTTCTTCTAGCTCTTCGTCTGGGTCGCCAACAATTACCGTCTTAACAGGACCACCACTGGGATAAAGCTCTGCGATTGCCCGAGCATTAAACTGGGTTGCAGCTTCGGCTATCATGGGATGAACAACGGTTGACAGTCCGCGAGTAGCACGCTCGTCTTCTGATTCGTCTAAACCACCATCTGGCTCTAAAGTCTCTAAGCCATTTTTGTAACGCTCCTCCCATTCAGACCTAGCCTCTCTGTCACTCGTATAATTAGAAACAAGATCAGCGGCTTTCCGGGATAATTCTCTGGGAGGCAAAAGCTCTGCTAAGTTAGCTCCGAATTCATTATCCTCGTCAAATTCGAAATCAAGGGAAGGGTCGCCAATTAAAACTTCATCGTTTTCTATGTTTTCAACTTGTAAATCATCTAAGGGTGTTCCCTCAGAGAAAGGTGCTAGTGGTTCAGTTAGGGAAACAGGTTCTCTAGCCATACATAGTTATCCTTCTTTTTTCAGCAAATTCGTCATCTTCATAATCTTCAGAGTGAGTAACGAACCAACCCTTTCTTAATCTAAGCCAAGCCTGAGTGCAAGTGTCAACTATGTCGTCGTTGTCTCCTGCGGGGAAGGCTGCACATATGTCTATTAAATCTTTAGCCCACTTTTTGCCGAAAGGAAAGTAAATTCTTCCATCTTCTAATAATGCGGAACTTGCGTGTGCTCTGGCTTGCTTGTCTCTGTCTGGGGAATATTCAAGAACCGGGATACCAGCCATACGCAAGTCTTGTAGCAAAGACTGGCCAGATGCTTTCTTCTCTATCAAAACTGCGTCAGGCTCCCAGTCGTAATATGCTTCTTGAGCGAGCTTTCTTAAATCAGGATAGCTGACCCGGTCATACCACATTTCTAAAACCATTGCGTTTATCTGGCCATTCATGCGGAAAACTCCCCATGTTGTGCGAGCCGAATAAGATGATTTTTCTTTCGTGCTAAATGCTGTGTCCCAAGACTGCAACACATATTCTATTTCCGGAAGCTCATCTTTCTCCCATGGCACCCACCAAGAAGCCTTTAGAATCCCACCACCTTTAGGCATTGGCCTTTGTTGAAGTTGTCCTGCGGCTGCATAACTGCCGAGAGATCTTTCCAAGTTTTCAAGTGTTTTATTGTCTATCCTGTCTGGCCAAAGCAACTCCCCTTCTTTCGTTCTAGGGTCTGTGAAATTAAGCCGGGTGTTGGTTGGGGTTGGGTGGCCTACCTCATAACGAGCCGGAATGCAAAGATGATCCCACTCATCATCTAATTGATTGGCGAGAATATGCCCTGTTAAATCATTTTCATGAACTCTTTGCATAATAATTATGAATGCACCAGTCTTCGGATCATTAAGCCGGGTTTGCATAGCCTGATCCCACCACTCAAGAACACCTTCCCTCACAGCTGATGACTCAGACTCTCTAACATTGTGTGGATCATCAATAACAATTATGTCACCACCTTCCCCTGTTAAAGCACCGTCAACCGATGTTGCAATTCGAGCTCCTGTTTTGTTGTTCTCAAACCTTTGCTTTTGGTTCTGGTCAGAGGTTAACTTAAATGTTTCCCCAAAGTGATCTTTATACCAGCGGCTGTCGAGCAATCGTCTACACTTTACTGAATCCCGAATGGAAAGTGAGCCTGCATAAGATGCGTAAAGGAATTTCTTCTCAGGCTGGATAGTCCACGTCCAAGCCGGAAGAGCAACTGCAACTGAAATAGATTTCATGTGACGTGGGGGAATGTTAATGATCAAACGCTTTATGTCACCTTCAACAACTGCTTGTAGGTGTTCACTTATTGCATCTATGTGCCAGTTGTCATAAAAATCTCTACCGGGTTCAATCGCTTGCCAAGAGTTTTTGGTAAACTCCTTCAAACTCCTCTTCATTTTCTCCGCTCGGATCTCTTTCAACGACAGCGTGTTCAAGAACTCGTTCAATTGTGGTGAGGTCATTGTCTGTTAATCTGCTTATATCAAGCACCTTTCGTTCTTCTATTTGCGCAGTTACTTCTACTGCCTTTAAGTCTGGCATACATTTAGACAGCAAAGTTTTAGCCGCCATAATTCTTAGCTCTGGGTCTGCGCCAATTTTACCAATACTTTGCACGTTACCTTGCTCGTCTTGTGAGTAAACCGGGAACAATTCTTTGCCTGTCATAACCGAGGCGAGGAATCCCACTGGGTCTGCTTGACCCATTATCCAATTAAGCGTGGCAGGATGGTTCCACTTCTTTGCTCTTTTGTTGCGATGTTGTGCAGGTTTCTGATTTTTTAAAGGCTCGACAGATTTAAACCGACCATCCCACTTTTCTGGCTCTACAGCACGACCATTATTAACTGGCCTTTGTACTTGTATTTTCTTTTCTTTTCCTGAAACCAACTTTCACTCTCCTTAACCTTTGTTTGCAGTGGTCAACTGTGAAGCAACTGTAAACGTATTTGGCGAAAAAAGAAAGCCCACAAATTAATGCGAGCTTTTAGTTAAGGGAGAGAGACTTAGCGATACTCTCCTTTGGGCAAAAAGTAAAGTTTTATGCTACAAGATCAAAGTCGAAGCTAAACTGATCATCACACTTACTTTCAAATTTAGGGTTTTCAACCTCAAAGAAATTGTGAACTAACTTTTTATTCCAATGATGAGAAGCATCCATCGCAACCCACTCAGGCTTCTGGTTGTCGATAGTTGTCCAGTCCCTCGTGTCTACAACAAGCACATGCTTAGTAACCTGAACAATATAAACCTTACCCGGCTCTAAGTTTTCTTTCCAGAACTTTCTAAAGATGCGTCGCTTTTCTAACTTATGCCACTCACCTTTAATACCAAGCCTTTTACAAGCAACCTTTATATTAGAATTACTGACACCTTTACAATGTCGCTTGCCTCTTATCTTTCTGAGGGTTTGATAAGCTGGCTCGTAATCTGTGCCAGCAACTGTAGCAACAGCAAATGGTCCACACCATGTAGTTCGATGAATGCCAGTGTCGCAATAAATGATCTGTCTTTCTTTTGGGTTATGCTTTTCCACAATAATTTCCTTTCTAAGTTTCATTTTGGGGAATGAAAAATCCCCCGGGGACTTTTGGGTGAGCACCTTTAACAATGCTCACCCATTAGTTGGTTATTTTATAAGACCAACCTCTTTATAGTGCTTGGTGTAAATTGGCAATTGTTTCCCATCAGCAACCTGATTTAAAAGATTAGCAATTGTCTCATGGATTTGTGCAGTTTCTAAGTGCAGCTCCATTATTCTACCAGAGTGAACACCATCTTCACGTGCCTGCTGACGAGCATCTTTTTTGCTCATCTTATAATGGCCATGGTAAGTTGGGTTTTCATATTTATATAATTTCATTTTAACTCCTATATTAAAAATGAAGGGGGAGCCGAAACTCCCCCGGGGACTTTAGTCGTATGCTTTAGCTGCCTCAAGCAAACTAGGCACAGGCAAGCCGAGCTTCTTCAGCCGAGCCGCGCACCCTTCAGCTGTGTAAAGAGCGTCAGCCG